CAGTAGACGAAGCAAGCGACAAGTCCCCAACCTTCTTAGACTCGCTTGACCCATCCGCCACACGCCCTATAAGGGTGCGTACCGCTGCGATAGCGGCTGTGTAACCGTTCTCCCATGTGGTAACTAGGTAATCAAGTTCCGTGTCCTGAAACAACGGCTCAGCCGCATTAGTGTCCGAAATGAGGAACCGCACCAGATCACGAGTAGACGACCCCGGATTACTTGAATATGTGAAAGCCATAACATCCTCCTCCAGTTTATTGTAGTCCAGAAATGACTAACGGGATCATCCCTTAAATCAAGGATGATCCCGCTGTCGTTCGCGGATTTAATTAAGCAACAACTGTTTGCCAGAAGTACCCAAGATCAGCGGCAACAACTTTGTTATCAAAAGCGAGTTCCGCTTCGATACGAGTTGCGCGAAGTGAATCCAAACGGAACGAGGAGGTTCCGATTGTTGCACCGAGTCCACCCGAAACACCAGTCCACTGCATGATGTAACCAGCGGAAGGAGTCAACAGGCCGGGAGCCGGGGCAACGTGGGCGAGAAGCGCACTTTTCCCGGTAGTGAAAGCGTAAGTGCCAGCAGCACCTTCAGCGTTCGTGGCTTTGATTGACTTCGATACAAGTACACGCTCAATGTCAAACATGCGAGCCAGCATGTCTTCAGTGATCGTTTGTGACGATGTGTACTTGATCCGGTCAACGAGATCAGGATGGTTCTTCAGTTGACGGAAAACGTCGTAACCGAGAACCAGCGTGTTCGCTGAAAGGCCAGTAACAGAAAGGATATCTGCTTTGGCTTCTTCAATGTCGTTAATCGGGTCAGAGTCTGTGTAGTCACTCCACTGGCGAACCTGCCCAGTGGAAGGAGAACCGGAAACACCTGTCGCCGTGTTACCCCACACCCCGCCAGTCATAAAGTCACTGACGAATTGGATCTCACGACGGGTCAGGAGCCGTTGGGTAACGAACTCTGCCGCTTCACGATCAACGTTGATAGGTGCGTCAGCGTTAGCGCGAGTCTGGTCACCAATGTCCTTATGGATCGCGTACACATCAGCGTAATAGGTTGCTGTACTGATGTTGTACCCGGAACCCACGGACTCAGTGCCGTCAGTGCGAACCTGTGCTTCATCACGAAGCCAATCGTTTTTGTCGTACACGAAATACTTGTCGGACTGCTTATCTACCGGGACGATAGGGAACACCTTGTCCGCGATAAAGTTTTCAGCCTTCTGCATGTAGGCGACTGACACGTTGGTCAGGATCGCGTCAACATGTACCTGTGAGCCGGTTGGTTGTGGCATTTCTATTCCTCCTAGAGTCCGCGACCGGGTGCGGCGCAGTTGATGACGGCTGAAACAATGGAACCCGAAGCGGCAACTTCAATGAAAGCACCGACAACGAAAGCCGCTGAACCAGTTGTGCCGTAAGCGAGAGTGACACCAACGGCTGAACCGTTAGAGAACAGTGGCTGCCCTGCGGATGCGGAGCCTCCAGCCTTCACTTTGGTTCCACCAACAATGGTTACCTCTGCGGCTTGACCACTCGTAGGCGCGTTTTGTAGGACTCCAACGGGACGGTCGGTTGCGCCACTAACAGCAACAACGTTTCCGGTTCCATTGTCAACCTTCACAAACTTGAATTGAGCAGCGGAAAGATCCTCACCGGCGGTAAAGGTTGTCTTGACCGCTGCGTTAGAAAATTCGTAAGCCATGATTAGGCTCCCTTCTCAATCAGGTAGTCGTTATAGAGTGCAGGGTTTTCGGTTGCAACTTGAGCGTAAGCCTGCTCAATGGTTGCGAACTTGCCCTCTGCTACCGCTGCTTTAGCGAGGGAAGATATTTTGTCAATAGCGTCACCTTTAGCGGTGAAGCCTTTACCGACCTCGGAGAAAATGTCAGCCGATTCGTTTTGTGCGTCCGCTGCTGCGAGCGCATCCTCAATGCTCTTTGCCAGATCCGAGTCAATACCGGCCAGCCGACGAAGGGCAGGGCCAATCTTGTCAGGGGCAACAGACAGGTGGCTGTAAGCGGCTTTCGCTTTCGTGGTGGCTTCCGCATCAGCGTAAGTTTCCCGTTCGACAGCGAGTGCCTTTTCAGCAACGGCCTTATCACGAGCCATTTTGACGATAGCGGTACGAACGTCAGGACTGGAGGACTTTGCGAGTGCAAGCATCTCCTTGTCCAACATTTCTTCACCATCCATCGCTGCTACTTCTTCCATGTCAGGCTCTCCCATAGCAGATTCCATTTCAGCGATCCGGGCTTCCAGTTCAGTGATACGGGCCATAGCGACCATCAAGTCTTCTTCGGCGTCTTTAACTTCGTCTTCCATTTTTTCTTCCAGCACATCTTCTGCCTTCAGTTCTTCCACGACCTCCGTGGTTTCTTCCATTAGTGCCTCCATAGGTTCCGGCAGGTTACGTTGAACGTCTGCCACGGTTTCCGGGTTAGCGGCCTTCATTACGAGCCACCCCTCATGCAAGTGGGCAGGGTGATCCACGCCGGATGTTTCCTCAATAACCAGTTCAGTCATTTTTGGGGCTTTGCGCGGCACGGACACCTCCAACTCGTAGTGTCCTAATCGTACACTGATTTCGCCGGGCATAAAAAAACCACCCGGAGGAGCGTAAGGGGTGCGCTCAACTCCGGGTGGGGTCTAGGTGGTTAGTGTACTAGAGGAACACGCTAACTCATTTTTGTGACTGCTCAAGTAGCGTGGTGAACTCCAGCATGGTTGCGTGACTTATTGGTTCATGTGTGTACGGGTTTACGAGTTGTTGCTTCACCCGGCTCCAGCCTACGACGGGTTTCCCGTAACTGTACGCCACCATGACTCTACCGTTGCTTTTGATAAACACGTTCATCAAATGCCTACTTCACTTGATAGTTCTTCTATGATGGTGTCTTGCACTCTTGACCATGAAACAATAAGTCCCGAAGTCTCCACTAACTCTTGAGCCACCGAAACCACGTCATCGAAGTGACTTACTTCGCAAGTGACGTGGATTACCGCGTATTCAAACACGAAATCAACATTGAAACTTAACATTATGCCTCCTCTGTCCGGTAGTTGCAGTCAATAGACTGTATGAGTCTCATGTGATCGTTGGTGTCATTCAAACTAATCACGTTTATGCCAGTATCAACACACGTTGCCAATAGCGGGTACTCCCTCGTCGAATCAAACTCAACCCTTAAACCATTCAAATCAGTGACGTAAGGATTCATTTCTCCATCGAAATCTCGTACCGTAATAAATGTTTTCATTTTAGTTATTCCCCTTTTCCTCTTAGGTAATTTAATTGTTTTCATCAGATTCCTCAGAAAACTTCTCAAACCCACTTTTCTGCATTAAAGCAGCGTAACGAAAACGCTCCTCATCAAAACGAGGGTTATCTATCTTTAGAACCACACCCAAAGCACCCACAAGACGCGCCATAGTGAGAGGGCACGACCCTTCAATCCACATAACATTGTTGATAGTTTCAGCGATAAGCACATAATCTTTTTTTGTCATCATCTGTCTCCTTCGTCGTAGTAAGGGTCGTAGTTAGGGTTAGCGAAAAGGTTATGGTAGAAACCTTCTCCTTTGGATTCTTCGTTACACATTCCCATTGCATGTCCACAGCAGGGGTAGTCCTCGCACATATCACTCACCGTCCCAAGACTCGCCAGCGTATGCAGGATCGAAGTCGGATGGTGCGTTGTGTGGGTATCGGTAGCGGAGAGCCTCGTCACGATCCAGAGCCTCGTCCCAATGCTTATCGCAGCGCGGTATGAAAGCACCCGTACCGGACAGGGACTCACGATATTCCGTGACCCCTTCACAGTCACCTTGGTGTTCTTGTAAGCAATCACGGTCACGTTCGGTTACATTACTCATCACATTCCTCCTTCGATCCAGCCTGCGATACCCATGAGGGTAAGCATGGCGATAATAAATATTGGGTAAACGATCATTTCTCCCTTTCTGGTTAGTTTCATGGATTCACCGAAAATCGAAGAA